AGATTGGATTCTGAGCCCACCGATGCCGGGGCATGTAGACGATCTCCCGCTCGGTAAAGTTGTCCATCGGGAGGCCCGTTACGATCTGGACATAGGCCAGGGAGGGCCAGTCAGGGATGCGACCGCGGTCGTCCACTTTTGGAACGATGGTATTCCCGTCAATACATTCCAGCGCGTAGGGCTTCGTCCCAGCCCGATTCTTCCAGATGAAGACCGTGGCGGCGTCAATGGTGTACCGCTCGCGAAAGATCATCTCCATCCACTGCGGGTAGGGTACCTTCCGGTCAGGCATCTTGAAGAAGGCGTTCAGCTCTTTGATGCGCGGGTCATCCTCAGACTTCACGCCCTTGGCCGGGTTCTTCAGGAGGAACTTCCACGGCAGACTCACCAGCTCATCGACGCGCGCGCTCAACTCATTGGCGATGATTCCCGAGCCCCGGACGATGCCCCGTAGCATCTCACCCAAGACGATATGCCGGTTGACGATCTCAAGGTTGTAGCCGGTAGGGTAGTCCCACTCGCGAGCGTCCACGATAGACGGGGGGCCGAACGGCGCTACGGGCTGGTAAGGGCTGAAGCGGTTGCGCTCTTCGTCTACGTCGGGGATGAAGTCGGAGGGGAGGAGGCGGTCATCGGGGCCAGGACGGTCGTTTTCCGGATCCCGATTTGGCAGAGTAGGCCGAACGCCGCCGCGATTCCTTGCGTTCAAGAGTCCATACCGCGGATTCAGGAGCGTCATCGAACCGCCTGTAGCGTCCGGCATCTTCTGCAATGCCTTGTCGTTTAGACGTTTGCCAAACACTGTATCGTCGTTGATCTCAGTCGGTTCGTCCCACAAGGCCATGGTGTGTGCTCCCGTGGTCTAGTGTATCAACCGATAGGGATTCCAGTTCTTTTGTGCATTTCTGGGAGGTGGCCGTTAATGCATCCGCACCCTTGGCATACCGATTCCCATAGTTTACTTCTCCGGCTTATGAATACCGTGGGGTTTGGCGGAAGAATTGGCGATTCCATGTGCTCCCGGAAATACCCAGTAAGTCTAGCCCGATCATCCATGTACGGTATCAAAAATGGACGCTCATCTTTTCCATAGAAATCTGAATATTTCATCGCTCCTCACTTTCCTTGGCACATCAGGCACTTGCAGCCCGGTGCGTGGGTTACCAGTGGCTTGCCTTTGATAACGTCAATCCATCCTTGCGTCTGTTCACTTACAATTCCGTCCTTTGGCTTTTGAGTCCTGCCAAGGCCGCGCTTAGGTTTGGTCTCGCGTGCCAGTTTCAGGTTCTTCGGCGGCGCTCCATGCCAAACTCCAGCGGCAATCGCCAAATCAGGGAGGATCGCTTCGAGACGGCTGGGGCCGAAGACTTTTTTGGGGGTCCTGACGAGGGCGGTAACCGGCTTGAGCCGCTTCGGGCTGTCTCGCATCCCACCCATAGCCGTAATCTTGCCCTGCGGTTGCGCGTCCATAGCCTTCTGGAATTCAGCAACGACTTCAGGACTCATCGGCGGCACCTGAATGACAGTGGGAGACGATGCAGACCAAAGCCAATTCACGATCACCGCCGTCTGGCTCATTGACTCCGCTTTGGCCCGTTCGTCAATCCTTGCCGCCAACTCGTCCGGTATGCGGATGTTGATGTGTACGCTCATTTGGCCTCCGGTTCAGCTTCAAAATAGCACTTAGACCCGCGAACGGGCTTCCTGTCTTTCATGCACATAAATAGTGCCGTCTTGATGTGGCGCCACGTATGCCCGTGATAGGCGATAGCTTCGATTTCCTCTCCGCAGTTCTTACACTTCATTTGTGTTTCCTCATTTCAGCCGCCAGCAGGTTCACGTGCTCACGCCGGTAGTCAATCGTTCCATCGTCCTGCCAAAGCGTGCCAGCGATCACCTTGGCCAGTTCGTGCGCCTGAGGCGAGTGGTCTCGCAGTTTGTCCAGCGTGCGCTCAATCATGCGGTGGAGTTTCACGGTGTCGGTTCCTCCTGTAGTACAAAAGTGTAGTACAGGAAAACACGGGATTGCAAGATAAATCTGTACTACATCTTCAGGACGCCCACGACGGTCTTGCGCAGTCAGGGTGCATCCGGCGTATGCCCTCTTCAACCACGGTATCGCCAAGCGGAAGTCCGCAATGATCGCATAGGTCTTGGGGCGCAAGGGCTGCCATAGCGCGGTTGTAGGCGGTCAGAGCTGGTGCTTTTACGGGAGTAGTGACGGTAGGTGCAGGTCTAAAGCCGGGAGTCTTGGGATTTGGGTCCTGATCTCCACCAGTTTGTGTGGCCGTGATGCCCTGGTAGTACTCCAGCAGCCCGGCGCCGTTCTTTGCCACCTTGGCAAATGCCAGCATGATCGCCTCGGCGCGGTCCGGGCTCTTGACGCCCCTCTTCCGCATCGCTTCCTTGGACTCGATCTCTGTTTGCCCCCGGCTGTTCGGCTTCCACCGGATGCTGGCAAGCTGGGAAATGGTCGTCTCGTCGTCGAGTCCTGATAGGTCTCCGGACTTCGCGCGCATCCGCAGGCCCCAGTACAGCTCAGCTTTGAGGTTCACGAACTGCTCTTTGTCGGCCGGAGACTCGCCCACGTTGACAGCATTCGATGGAAAGCCAAGGTCTTGGAGGTGCTTGTGCAAGTAGTAGCCGATGCCGGCCGAGTCAACGTTGAGGATCCCGATTCTGTCTCCATACTTCCGGAGCGCGCTCACCAGTTCGCCGCGGGGATCTGGATTGCCCCAGCCGACAATCTCGAGAATCTGGAAGCCGCACCGCGCCACCATCACCGTCTCATCCTCGCCAGGACCCGCCACGTCGATGCCGATGTCTACCTTCCCCTCGTAGGTCCGCGTGTCCCGTTGAGCGCGCTCGAGCCATGCCAGGGACAGCAGGGCATCAGGACTCTGAGAGGGGAAGTCTCCCATCACGCGTGAATCCCAGCGGAAGTCTCCCGGCCCCCACTCCTCAAACCGCTCTTTGACCCACCGCCTGGTGGTCAGCCAAGGCATCACGTTCTGGTCAAGCTCTTCCTCTGTCAGGTCCATCAGGTCGCGGCCGGCGGGATCACCGAGCGTTACGGTGATCGGGGCACCTTCTGAGTCCTGAGCCTCATATGAAAGCTTGATGCCTTTGAAGTTGGGTGTGTCGAACGCGCAGATTGTGAACGGTTGGATGCTGGCGCGCTTGCTGTGGAACTCGTCGTAGAAGGCGCCAGAAGATATGGTAGGGTTGCCCAGCTTCAGGATGCGCACATCGCCGCCAGCCCGGATGCCCTCGATCGCTTCGATGATCTTCGGATCAACACCAGGAGCTTCGTCGATGATGATGAGCACGTGGTCAGCGTGGAAGCCTTGGAACTTGACACCCTCGTCCTGTTGCTGGACGGTCGTCGTGAATCCGAGCGCGTACCGCATCGGGTACTTGGTCTTATCAAACTCAAGTTTGGTGAGGTTTGCAGATGGGAAGGGATACTTGCTCTTGACGAGGGCCTTGTGGATTTCACCCCACATCAGGACCTCGACCTGCTTTTTCGTGGGTGCCGTGGTCACCACGATGGCGTTCTCGTACCGGGCCAGCCACCAAAGCGCGAGTTGCGCCGCTTCAAAAGTTTTGCCGCTGCTATGGCACGCTTTTACGTTGACCTTCGCCTGGGGCTTTGTGAGCGCCATGGCGATTTCTTTCTGCACGCTCCACAAGTCGGACCCCAGCCAATGTAGTACAAACTTGACTGGGTTCACGAGTGTACTACGGATTTTGGCCTTCTGTACTACAGTGAGCGGCTTCATTCTCCCTTGAGGATACTATCGAGCACGCTCACCTGCACTGGATTGTCTTTGTCGCCGGCCAGCGTGGTGCGGTCACCGAACTTTGCCTTGTTCGTTCCCTTCAGCAGGAAGATCAAAAGCGTATCACTGTACTCCTGGACATAGCCCACGCGCTTCCCACCCTGGTAGACCGGCTTCTTCACGCCCTCATAGGCCCTGCGCTTCGCCTCATCCTCAAGCACCGCCTCGCCCTCCACTTGGGCTTCATCCCACGCTTGCCGGAACTCCTCATCCTGCCGGCGCCACTCGTAGGCGCATGTCTTCGGTAGACGGCTCAACTTGCACGATTTACTGATGTTCCCTGTAGCTTTCAAAGCCTCAAGGAACTTCGCGCGCGTTTTAGGGGAACGTTTTGAACGAGGTGGAGGGCCTTTTACGAGGTTTGCCATGAGTTTATTAAACCTTTGTTTTCTTGAAGTCGCAGTGACATCTACATGCCCAACGCGGGTCAGGCCCCATGAACACTTCCCACACGTCAATGAGCCAACGGCGTTGACACCGGCAAGAGCATGTCTTCCCGTCACATCGGTGATGGTTCACGTTCAGCGCGCGGATGTCTTCCATAGTCAAAGGCTTTTGTAGTACAGCCATGCTACGCCGCCCGCTTCGCCGGCAGGATCAGGACACGCTCCGAACGCAAGGCCGAGCCACGCTCACACACCAAGAGGTGTACGAAGAGCTGGACTCGGGGCTTGGGTAGTGTCTTTTGGGTCCTGTCGGCCATTGGATTTACCACCATGACGGGATTATAAAGCATCTGAATTCGCTTT